ACAAATTTCGACATCATTGCGAATGTGTACGACAATCCGATGCAGCGGTTCATTGTCTGTTCGGACGCTACTCTTACTGACAAAGCAACCGCAATCACCACCATTTTCGAGAACGCAGAGTTCTCGGCTGAGTCTAGCAAAGGCGCAGCAAATGGTAATACAACCACCGGTATCTCAACGGCACAGCTTGACGTATCGACCGTAGATGCTTCTGATCTTTCGCACCCGCTGAAGATTTTAGGTATTCTCGACGATCCGGAAAACGCTGACTTTACCGCTGCCGGTATTCCGCTGATTGTGATGATCAACAACCATGCTCTTACAGCACCTGCCACTGGCGGATCTGCTGAAGGCACAATCACGTAAGGAGGGTAGTGAGTTATGGCTATTTCTCGCGCACAACTCGCCAAAGAGCTTGAGCCTGGCCTCAACGCCCTCTTTGGCATGGAATACACTCGCTACGAGGGTCAGCATGCTGAAATCTTCGACACCGAAGGCTCAGATCGAGCATTCGAAGAAGAGGTCATGCTGTCGGGTTTTGGCGCCGCACCAGTTAAAAACGAAGGCGCTGGAATCTCGTTCGACGACGCGAACGAGGCGTATACCGCACGGTATACCCACGAGACCGTCGCAATGGGTTTCTCGATCACCGAGGAAGCTGTTGAGGACAACCTCTACGACCGTCTGGCATCTCGCTACACTCGTGCCCTCGCCCGTTCGATGGCACATACCAAGCAAGTTAAGGCCGCTTCCGTCCTTAACAACGCTTTCACCGCAGGCGCAACTGCCGGCGGCGACGGTGTAGCACTCTGTGATGCCTCGCACCCGCTTACCAGCGGTGGCACTTTCGCCAATGAGCCGTCTACTGCGGCTGACCTGAACGAAACTTCGCTCGAAGATGCGCTGATTAACATCGCAGGCTTCGTCGATGAGCGTGGTCTGGTCATCGCACTGCGCGGCATGAAGCTGATCATTCCGCGTCAGCTTCAGTTCATTGCCGAGCGTCTGCTGGTGTCGAACCTTCGTGTTGGAACCGCCGACAACGATGTCAATGCTATCAAGAGCATGGGCATGCTGCCGGAAGGTTACGTGGTCAACGACTACCTGACCGACACGGATGCGTTCTTCATCAAGACGGACGCCCCGAACGGCCTCAAGCACTTCGAGCGTATGCCTCTGGCAACCAACATGGATCCGGACTTCGACACCGGTAACATGCGGTTCAAGGCTCGTGAGCGTTATTCGTTCGGCTTCTCAGACCCGCGTTGCGTATTCGGTTCGCCCGGCGCGTAACGAAGGGGAAAGTTCCTCCCCGACTGGGGGCCGCGATTGCGGCCCCCTTTTTTTTAAGGTACTATGCTCTTGTCCCTGACAGACCTATAGGAGGTCTGACACCAGCCAAGACAGGAGTACCTTATGGCTAACACTACTTTTTCGGGTGCGGTTCGTTCGAAAGGCGGCTTCACCTCCGTGAGTGAAAACTCGACTACTGGAGCATTCACCACTCTTTCAAGCATCAGTTCTACTGGTGTGTCTTCCTTTGATGCGAACACAATGGCTGTAGAAGCTGGCACTGGTATCACAACTGGTTCTGGCACTGTTTATCGCAGTTCCGTACAGCGTTTGGGCGGCATCATCACCACTCGTATTCTTATCGACCTTACAGGTCTGCGCTCGACCGGCTCTGGTGATATCATCGGGGTTAACGGTACATCACTGGTTTGTCACATTGGTCAGATCACAGCCGCAAAGAACGGCACTATCCTGACAGGTAGCATGGAGTGTTTCGAGGCACCTGCTGGCGGAGATCCGGACATCAACATCCACTCCGCAACAGAAGGCACAGGTGTTGAGGATGGAGCAATCGGTGATTTGACCGAAACACTTCTGGTCAATGCTGGCGATGCAACGCTTGGCAGCAAAGTGTACTTCAGCGCAGTCCCGGCTGCGGATGAGTTCCTCTACCTAACAACAGGTGCAGCCACCGATGCGGACTACACTGCGGGCAAACTCTTCATCGAGATGATGGGCTACGAAGCCTAGTAAGGAAGTTTGAAATGGCAAGTTCCATTATTGCTAAAACGGCGACTTCCACAGGCAGCTTGATTGGCGGCAGGACTCGCCTCAAGTCGTTTGTTATTCGAAGTGCTGGCAGCGGGAGTCCCGCTGCTGTCTTTCGAAGCGGCGGCGGATCCGGTACGACTCTGCTGACTATGACTTTTGTAGCTGGCGACGACACGCAGATTACAATTCCAGAGCATGGAATTATTTTTGAAGACGGCTGTCACGTCACTCTTACAGCCGTGGACTCAATTACTGCGTTCTTTGGGTAGTCGTTATGGCGCGCAAAAAGTCAAAGATGCCGCCAAGAAACAAAAAAAATTTCCGCCCCACGAAATCCGGGGCGGGAATGACTGATGCTGGGGTGAAAGCATATCGACGTGCCAACCCTGGCAGCAAGCTGAAAACAGCAGTCACAGGTAAAGTTAAGAAGGGCAGCAAGGATGCCAAGCGGCGCAAGTCGTTCTGCGCCAGATCTGCTGGTCAAATGAAAAAGTTCCCCAAGGCTGCGAAGAATCCGAACAGCCGGCTACGTCAGGCACGGCGGAGGTGGAAATGCTAGATGAAAAAACGCTGGCGAAAACCGTTATTTATACTGCTGGTGGCGTGGCTCTTTCTCTTGTGGTTTGGATCCTCAGTACAATAATTGAGGTTGATAAGCGCACGGCTGTGATTGCTGCCAAGGTAGAATCGAATCACGCCATGCTAACGCCGTTGTGGGAAGATTTCATTAGGAGAAATGACAATGGCAATCTCGCGAGGGTCGATGCGTCAGCAGGTTTCCAAACCTCCGCAGAAACGGAAGTGGAGCAAGACCCGCAAATCAAAAGTGAACTGCAAGCGCCCTCGTGGTTTCAGCGAGAAAGCGCATTGCGCCGGTAAAAGGAAACGAAGGAATGCCTAAAGATGCATGCTATCATAAAGTTAAGGCGCGATATCGAGTCTTCCCGTCGGCGTATGCTAGTGGCGCCATCGCCAAGTGTAGAAAAGTTGGCGCCGCAAATTATGGCACGGGAGGCAAGAAAAAGAAAAAGAAGAGAGCGGCAGGGGGAGTCGAGGATCAACGACCAAAAAGAGCTTTTCGAGGAAAAGCTGTAAAGGGAACTGCGGTAGCTCGTGGTTGCGGCGCCATTATGAATGGTCGTCGTAAACGAACCAAGGGTGCAGTCACACAGTCTTGATCCACGCTTTTTTGTTGATGGTATATGTCGGGATAGGAGAGGACAAACGAGTAGTAAGTAAGGATATGTACTTCCGTGATGTAAACGAATGCACTTACTTTGCCAAGGTTCTTCACAAACAGGGCAACCTGATTACAGCATACTGCTTACCCAAACTCATCGATAAGGATACAAAGGTGTACTAATGTTAGCCGAACTGGCCGCAGCGAACGCAGCTTTTGCAGTAATTAAGCAAGCTGTGTCGAATGGTAAGGAAATAGCTGCTGCGGGTAGCGCCATCGCCGAGTTTGTAGGAGCCAAAGAAAAGCTACAGGCTAAGGCTGCTAAAAAGGGTGGTGGTTCGGATCTTGAAGAATTCATGGCTCTGGAGAAAATAAAGGATCAGGAAGAGCAACTGAAACAGATTATGATTTATGCTGGTCGTCCGGGCTTGTGGGGTGACTGGCAGAGATTTCAGGCGAAGGCAAGGATTGCTAGAAGACAGGCAGAACATGCCGCGATTCGGAGACGAAAAAAAATTATCGACGTGAGCCTTATCGTGGGATTTTCGGTTTTGTTTCTGGCGATATTTGTTTCGTTTATAGTATTGTTAGCTCACCATCAAGGTAAGTTTTAATGGCAGTTAGAAAAACAAAAAGTGGTCTTGCGCTCAAAAGATGGTTCAAGGAAAAGTGGACGGACCAGAGAACTGGTAAGCCGTGTGGGCGTCGCAAGGGTGAAAAACGGGGTACTCCATATTGTCGCCCCTCTAAAAGGGTATCGTCCAAAACCCCCAAGACAGCTTCCGAAATGACAGCCGCTGAAAAGCGCAGCAGGATTAGCCAGAAGAAGCGTTTAGGTCAACCCGCCGGCAAGCCCCGGCGCGTGAAATCACTGAAGAGGAGAAAAAAACGTGGCTAAAAAGTTTCCAGATCTTAACAAGGATGGCAAGGTCACTAAGGCTGATATCTTGAAAGGCCGAGGTGTTCCGGGTTTCAAGCATGGAGGCGCCATGTGTTCGCCACGCAAGGAAGCTGCTGGTGCCATGACAATGCCGACGCGCAATGCAACTCGCAGAAACTCTTGAAGCGTGGATTTTTGACGAGCTATGCAAGCCGGACGGGTTTGTAAACGGCAACGCGCTCTGTCCTTTCGCTCGTAATGCATGGTTGGCCGAAAAGGTTAAGACGCGAGAAGAAGTTGGTGACATTTGGGACGCGGTGTACGAGGAGATCGCCACGTTTGACGACACATACCAAGTAGTTGTGTGTGGAAATTATGGAGACAAGTACACTTACGACGACCTAGAGGCAGGTTGTTTCGCATTGAACGGATGGTTGGCTGCAACAGGTGTTGATATCTGGCTGCTGTCGTTCAAGGACAAGGGGTTGAACATGATTTTTGTGCAACGTCTTACGGATCTAAACAATGCTAGTGCAAAGCTGGAGCGTCTGGATTACTATGTTAACTATGACGCAGAGGATTACCGTCGTCTGGTCGAAACGCGAAAGCAGAGGAGAATCGAATATGCCGGGTATGAAAAAACCAATGCGTAAAATGCGCGGTGGCATGGGCATGAAGAAAAAGGCCATGCGCGGCGGCGGGTCAATGATGATGAAAAAGCCTGTCATGGCAAAACGCGGCAAGGCCATGCGGAAGAAGAAGTAAATGGCGACTTCTGGGTCCAGAGATTTTGATCTCGACGTAGCAGAGATTATTGAAGAGGCGTACGAGCGGTGCGGGCTTGAAGTCCGCACCGGTTA